CACCTAAAAGAATAATTTTAACGAAAGGAATATTAGATGTATCAGAATCTATACTATGATAAAGAAACAAACACAATACACTGTTGGGATGATGTTAAAGGATACTATATTAAAAAGTATAGTAGATACGCCTACACACCTGATGGAAATGGTTCTTATTTTTCTATATATGGTAAACGCTTAAAGAAGCTTACTTATTGGGAAAAGGATACCAATTTAGAATTATATGAATCCGATGTAAATGATTACACCCGATTTTTGATTGATGAGTATGGAACATCTGATGATGTTTCAACGGGGAATGTTGTATTGACATTTGATATTGAGGTGGAGATGAATACAGGTCTCCCAAATGTTGAAAAAGCCGATAATAGTATAACCTCCATCGCAGCTCACGACTCTGCGACTGGAGATTATTTTGTTTATGTTTTGGGTGATACTAAACTGAACAAAACTATTGGCGGTGCAGAAGTAAACATATATAACAACGAACGGGATTTGTTGTGGGCATTTCTTCAAAAGTGGCAGGAAATAAATCCAACAATTGTAACTGGGTGGAATATTGATTTCTTTGATATACCATACCTTTACAATAGGTTAAAAAAGGTATTGGGGCATAAGAATGCTAATTCCTTATCACCTATAGGAAAGGTGGATTATCTAAAAAATAGGGAGCGTTATGTGATAGCAGGTGTTTCTTGCTTAGATTACCTTGCTCTTTACAAAACCTACACTTATCAGGAATTTCCTAATTACAGATTGGATACCATTTCAAAGTTAGAGTTGGGTAGAGGTAAGGTTCAATATACGGGAAACTTAGACCAATTGATGCGAGATGACTTGGAACGATTCATTGAGTACAATGTTGAAGATGTTAAATTGGTTGTGGACTTGGATGCAAAACTCCAATTCATTGATTTGGCTAGAGCGATATGTCACGCGGGGCATGTTCCTTATGAAGATTTCTTATTTTCATCTAAGTGGTTAGAGGGTGCGATACTCACATTCTTGCGTAGAAGTGGTAGGGTTGCTCCTAACAAACCAAAAAGGAAAGGTGAGGATAGTGAGGGTAAGTTTGAAGGTGCGTATGTGAAAGAGCCTGTACCAGGCTTATACCAATGGTTGTATGACTTGGATTTAACATCTCTATATCCATCCATTATTATGAGTTTGAATATCAGCCCTGAAACAAAAGTTGGTAAGGTTAAAGGGTTTACGAGTGAGGAATATGTAAAGAATAAAATTGAACTTTATGTTGTGGTTGATGATGATGGTAATCAATTACCACCATTAGTGCATAGTGAGTTTAATGAGTTGATAAAATCCAATAACTACTCCATTGCTTCAAATGGGGTTATATATTCAAATGAGCAGGTGGGAGTAATACCTGAAATCCTAAATGTGTGGTTTGATAAAAGGGTTGAGTATAAGGATTTGATGAAAAAGTATGGTAAAGAGGGTAATAAAGATTTGTATAAGTTTTATTCCCAACGCCAACTTGTTCAAAAGATTATGCTTAACTCACTATATGGTGTATTAGGATTACCATCGTTTAGATTCTACGATGTTGATAACGCAGAAGCAGTTACAATGACGGGGCAGACGGTAATTAAAACTACTGAAAAGATTGCGAATCAGTATTATATTTCGCAGATTGGAACGGACGGGGATTACAACATTTACACGGACACTGACTCTGTGTATTTTTCAGCTCTTCCGCTTGTAAAGCACCGAAACCCAACTATTAATGAACAATCGGATGAGGAAATGGTGCCTGCTATCTTAGCAGTTGCAAAGGAGGTGCAGCAGTATATTAATAAAACCTATGATGTAATGTCAAAAAGGTTGTTCAATATAGAGAAACACCGATTTGATATTAAGCAAGAAACAATTGCTAAGTCTGGATTTTGGGTTGCCAAAAAACGATATGCTCAATGGATTATCAATGATAATACCGTCCCATGTGATAAAATTGATGCAAAGGGGTTAGATGTTAAACGCTCTGATTTTCCAACTTACTTTAAGGGTGTGATGGAGCAGGTTCTATCGGATATCTTAAAGGGGGTAAATAAGAATGATATTGATAAGAAGATATTGGATTTTAAGGAGGGGATGGAAACTCAACCAAAGAAGGATGTAGCAAAGAACTCCGCTGTAAAAGAATTGAGTAAGTATGATGATGGTACATATTCATTGGGTAAGTTCCCTAAAGGAACACCTGCGCATGTCAAATCAGCCATTGCATATAATCAACTATTGAAATACTACAAATGTCCATTTAAATTTGAACCAATGAAAGATGGTGATAAGATTAAGTGGGTTTATTTGAAAAGAAACAATTTGGGGTTAGATACCGTTGGTTTTACGGGATGGAATGACCCGCCGGAGATTGAAAAAATAATTAACGATTACACCGACTTGGATGCTATTTGGGAAGGTGCTCTTCAAAACAAAATAGATGATTTCTATAATGCGATGAAGTGGGATTTACCAAATAAAAATTTACAAAAAGCTTCACAATTTTTTGGATTTTAAAACGATGGTTTTAGTTGAAGTTAAAACACAATCTCAAAAAGATATTGTTAAAAAAATAATTGAAAACTATCATTCGTATGTTCCACATAATGCTTCTGTTGGTAGGAGAATTGATTGGTTAATATACGAAGAAGATTCATTTCCATCGCAGCCTGTTGGTATGATTGGTATAGGTTCTTCAGTATATCCACCACCAAAAGACTTGTTAAATAAGTTACAATTAAGTAAGTTGGAGTATAGAGAAGTTTTCAATACAATATGTAATAATTGGAGATTTTGTATGGTAAAATCAATAAAGAATGCAGGAACTCGTATTTTAAAAGAATTGAGAAAAAAAGGCCCGATTGCTTGGAAACAAAAATATGGAGATGAACTTAAACATATCATTACATTTGTAGCAGGTGGTAATACTGGAGCAGTTTATAAAGCAGATAATTGGCAATCTATTGGTTTTACAGCAGGCTTACCTGAACATAAATCATCATCTATGAAATGGGATAATTCGGAAGAGTTATCTAAAAAGTTTGTAAAACCAACTGGTGAAAATCGTAAAATTATTTTCTATAAATGTTTGGATAATTGATAAAAATTTCGTATATTGTATAAACTTTAAAAATTAAAAACTATGAAAAAATCTTCGTTAGAGGGATTCATAAGCCGCTATAATTTAGGTGGTGAGATTGAATCGGTAAAAATCGTATCAGATAAAACTGGTATGAGTGTTAAATTCATTTCAGATGATAAAACCCTATTGGGAACTGTTACATCTGAAGATGCTGAATTTGCTGATGGTGAATTTGGTGTCTATACTACATCCCAACTCAAAAATCTATTAGGTGTGTTGGATGCTAATATCAATGTAACTGCGGGAAGTGCTGCATTGGAGTTCTCCGATAATTCAACTACGGTGAACTATATGATGGCTGACCTATCAGTTATTCCTGCTGTGCCGGATATCAAACAGGTGCCTGATTTTGAATCTGAAATCACTTTGAGTGATGAATTTATTAGTAGGTTCATCAAGTCAAAAGGCGCTTTAAGTGATTCCGATACTTTTACCTTCCAATGTAAAGATGGTAAGGGTGAGATTATTTTGGGGTATTCAAAGATTAACTCAAATAGAATTTCTATTAAGGTTGATTGTACTTGCACCAAAGATTCGGTTGGGCCTATTTCATTTTCTGCAAAGTATTTGAAAGAAATCCTAAATGCGAACCGGGCTCCAAAAGCAGCTAATCTAAAAATCGCAACTGCGGGTTTGGCGCATTGTACATTTGAGAGTGAAGGTTTTAAATCAGAATACTTTTTAGTTGAAGTGAAATAATATGTTTTTCTTCAAACAGGGGGTGTATCTTGCACCATTCTACGAAAATGGTAACGAATTTCTGAAGGGGGAAATAGAAGAAGATAAATTGGTTATGAAGGATAAGTTTGTTAAAGGTGATGAATATACTATAAATTGGTGGAAACCTAAAGCAATTCGCAGATACACCCCTCTGTTTGATGAAGTAAGAATTAAACCCGAAGCACTTTTTTATGTAGATATCATAGGAATGAGCTGGGAAAAAGCAAAAGAAACATATTTAAAAGAAGTAGGAAGATGAGTAATAATGAAAATAGCTTATGGGTAGAACGATATCGCCCATCTGGACTTGAGGGATATGTTGGTAATGAACATATCATACAAAAAGTTAATATTTACATAGAAAACAATGATGTTCCGCACTTGTTACTACATGGTGATGCGGGGACTGGTAAAACCACATTAGCAAAAATTATAGTAAATGCTATTGATTGTGATTATCTTTATGTCAACGCATCCGATGAAAGGGGTATTGATACTTTAAGAGAGAAAATCAGAGGATTTGCAGCATCGGTTGGATTTCGGACTTGGAAGGTTGTAATATTGGATGAATCTGATTACCTAACAAGAGATGCACAAGCAGCTCTTCGTAATCTAATGGAAACATTTAGTAAGAGTACGAGGTTTATATTGACTTGTAATTATCCTGAAAAGGTTATTGACCCAATTCAAAGTAGATGTCAAACATTTGAAATTATACCACCAACTAAAAAAGATGTGGCTAAAAGATTGAATGATATCTTAATTAATGAGGGTATTCAATTTGAAATGCAAGACCTTGCGGTTATTGTTAATAGTGGATACCCCGATATTCGTAGGGTAATAAACGCTGCACAGCGACAGGTTATTAATGGTAGGTTGGTTATTGATAAACAATCCAGCATTGAATCAACCTATTCCGAAAAAATTGTGGATATCTTAAAAAGTGGAGTAGATACTAAAAGTAAGTTTACTCAGATTCGTCAAATATTGGCAGATTCAAAAGTAAGAGATTATACAAAGTTGTATTCATCCCTATATGAAAGGGTGGATGAGTATGCGGGAAATAAGGTTGGAACTACAATTGTTAATATAGCCGAAGCGCAATATAAGGATTCGTTGGTGGTGGATAAAGAAATAAATGTAATGGCAATGTTTGTAAATATTTTAATGTAAATAAAGGATAAAAATGGCAAAATTAGTAGATTTTAAAGGGGGAGCACCCCAACAACATGAACAACCGATTCAGTTCAATGTAGACCCGATGAAGCTTCAAACAGTTACTTGTCCAAATTGTGATAGTATCTTTTTTGAAGAAAAAATGATGTTCAAAGAACTACCTGCGATTCAATCTCCAAATGGGAAAGCATCAATGATTCCTATCCCAGTGGTAGTTTGTAGTGAGTGTGGAACTGTTCATCCAAAATTTGTACCAAAAGGTTTATTCGATGCCCCCGAAGAAAAAAAGTGATAGTTCTGAAGGAACGATAAAAGCTAAAACTCTTTTTGACCATTTAAGTGGTTTGAAAGAAAACAAAACGAAATGGGAATCCCTTTCGGATGTTGATAAAAAATCGTTTTCGGTTTATCTTGCCAATCGTTGGTTGAGTATGAACTATGAATTCATTGATTTAGTAAATGAAGTTCAAAGATTCACCAATGGAAAATTAGGTGCTAGGGAGGTGTATAAGGTATATTATGATTTTTTACCAAAGAAAAAAACTTTTGATAAATACATAAAAAAATCTGGCGGGAATGTTGTTTCTGAAGAAATTATTTCGTATATTTGTAAGTACTTTGAGGTCTCAAGCAGAGAAGCTGATGATTATTTAGAGATATTATCAGAGGATGAGGTTAGAAGTATTATAAAAAAGTATGGAGTTAAAGATTCTCAAATTGATAAAATGTATAAAGATGCAGCAAAGTAAAGAAATGGTAAACCACCCCAATCATTATGGTGGGGTAGATAATCCTTATGAGGCAATTAAGGTTATAGAAGCATGGGATTTAGATTTTCATTTGGGTAATACAGTCAAGTACATATCCCGTGCCGGAAAAAAGCATCAAGATAAAGAATTGGAAGATTTATTAAAAGCAAAGTGGTACTTAGATAGAAAAATTCAAAACTTACAAAATGGAAAATAATATATTAGATGATGTTTATGAGGGTATGATTGTATTGGATGGATTCAATGATTGTATTTTAGGTAGGGTTGAGCAGGCGGGTAGTGATACAAAAATACTCTATTCAATTAAAGCCATTCTATCAAAACTTATGGAGAGGGATGGTATGAGTTATGAAGAGGCCTATGAGTTTTATGAATACAATATTTTAGGTTTGCATGGACAAGAACCATTCCCAGCTTTTTTGATTGATTATGAAAAATAGTTTTAATAGTATACTTGATTTTACAACCCCAACGGAGTCTCCAGGCGATGTGAGGGTTTCTTATTCTCAGTTCACAATGTGGATTAATTGTCCTAAGAAATGGAAATTAACCTATATGGATGGGCATAAAGAGGATGAGCCTTCTATTCACCTGCTGTTTGGGACAAGTATGCACGAAACTATTCAGGAGTGGTTAAAAATACTTTTTACAAAATCTCCATTAGAATCCGATGAAATGGATTTGGGGGCTTTGTTAAGAGATACAATGGCTAGGGAGTATAAATCTCTTTTAGAAAATAGACCTGATTTAAAAGATTGGATTACAAAATCTCAAATGAATGAGTTTTATTTGGATGGGATAGAAATACTGAATGAGCTAAAGAAAAGTAGGGCAGAGTTATTTTCAACCAGAAAGTGGAAGTTATTTGGTATTGAAACAAAGTTGTACCAACCCATAGTAAAGGGTATGGAAAACATAAAAATGATTAGTTACTTAGATTTGGTTTTTGAGGAAATTGAAACAGGTAACATCTTAATCGTTGATATCAAAACATCCACCAATGGTTGGAATAGTTATCAGAAAGCAGATGAAACAAAAACAGCACAGCTTATTTTATACAAACACTTTTTCTCACAACAATTTGGGATTGAATACAAAAAGATTGATGTAAAGTATTTAATCTTGAAAAGAAAGTTGAATGAGGCGATGATGTATAATGTAACCCGATTACAAAAGTTTTCACCAACAAATGGGGGTAGAACGATAAAGAAAACTCTCA